GTTGGTCTTTTGATAATTGTTTGAAAGTCAAACCACCTGCACCACCAGTTTCTTTATCTTTATCACCAAAATTAGGAATAACTGTTTTCCAATCAACATTAGCTAGTGCTTTTTCAGCCAACAAAAATGAACCTATTGCACCACCTGCCATAAGTCCATATTTTAAGAAACCAGATTTCTTGACTTTGCGAGTTATGCGACCAACCAATGAAGGTCTTTTACCAGTTAAAACTTCAACTATTTCTTCTAAATGTGTTTCTTTTTGGTCGTCTAATTGTTTTCTATACTTTTTATCTTTTTTGGCCTTTTGTTTTTCCCACTTGGCAATGTTTCTTTCCAAATTAAATAATTTAGCCAAAATGTCGGCCGCAGTATCTCTCGCCTTCATTGGAACTTCTGAACCAGAACTGACTTTAGAAATTAAAAGATTCTTTTGTTTAACAGAAACCTTTTTTTCTTCTTTTTCTTTTTTTGGTTCTTGATTGCCCACAGGCGCAACGTCAGGTTTTACTTCTTGTGGAGTTTCTTCTTTGGGAGTTACTGCTTGTGGAAATAGTTTTGACATTAATGGTAATGTCATAAAGTCCTGATAACCAGGTTGAGAAGCAATTTCTGCTCCCATTTTCTGTAATCGTTCATCACTTAGGTCTCTTGATACCGCTTTGACCTTTTTCATTTGTTGTGGCGTCAAATGTGAACCACCATCGGAAAGTATTAAACCGATTTCACCTTTATTTAATAGTTCTTTAAATGTTTTGTTGTCCATCTATCGTTTCATTGAAGCTTGTTGTTTTATTCTTTCATTTTCTTCTTCAATATACTGAGCCAACATAGCGATATAAATGTCCCTTTCCCACGGTATCATATTTTCAAGTTCCGTGAGAGAATACTTATGGTGTTGCATCAAAGAGAAATTAGTTTTATAGTAATTTCTCAGGTTATCATGACAAAATATTATACGAAAAAACTTTCGAGACCTTCCATACTAATCGTATGGTCAAAACCGCATTTAGAACACTTCATTTCAATCTTCTTGTTCATCTTTGGTAGATGATTAAAGAAATCTTCTAGTTTACTGAATTGCTCTTGATTCAAAGATTCAATAAATTGCATCAATTCTTCTCTTGGTGTTTCAGCCGCATAATAATATTGTTCACCATCAAAAATATAATCAATACTATCTAATACCACTTCAAATGCAATATCTACAGCCGAATCTTTGTTAGAAAGTTTATTAACCAAAGAAAACTCTGGATATTTCATCTTAATAGTAATCTTATCGTTAATTTTAATCTCATCAGAACTATCTGGATCAAATTCAACTTTAACATCCAAAATATTAAACTTAGCCAACATCTTACTATTACATTGTTCACCATTAACTTCATTGGTACAAACGTATTTGTTTTCTACAATCTCACCAACAGACCTTGCACGAAGGTTTAAAAAGTAATATTCAACATCGATTACTGGTAACTTATCGATATCGATGCCTTCTGTAATGGTACAATTTGTTAATACCTGACGAATGTTTCTTTCAATCGTTTCTTTATCATCCGCTTCCATGGCCATCATCAAGTTTTTTTGTTCTTTAACTAAGAACGGTCTAAATTTAATCTGTTTTTTAGATAATGGTAAATCAAGGTCATAGACCGGTGCATCAATTTTTGGTAAAGCCATTTTAAAACTCCTCTATCAAATCAAAATTTTAATGATGTTATATCGTTTACTAATCCAGTAGTTGCAGCCTGAACAAAACTCTGACCAAGACTTTGAACAGTATTGTTTTGCCATTGTGTATATGCAAACACAACAGCTAATTTATGGTAACCTTCATTTGACCAATCCATATCTAATTGATTTACTGCAATTGGAAAGGCTTCTCTCAATACGGCCGAATAAGACAAATTGTTTGTTGAACTGTATTGATTAACCGATACATCAACCGCATAGTTTGCTTTGTATTGAAAATTAAAATTAGATGATGGATTAACCAATTCTTGCCAAGCATCAAAGAAAATCTTTTCTTTCATATCATCACCAACAATAAAAGTCATAGTTATTTCATTATAAGTTGTATGATAAGGCATCTTTTCAACCGGCGCAGAACCAATTTTTCTTTCTGTCGTTTCGAATGTTCTACCTGGCATTTCTGCATTTTCGCAACGGAAACTTAAATTTCTACCAGCAGTAACATATGGTGACAAAACAATAGGTACCGGTATAGTTACATCAAACCTTGCCGGTCTGGCAACTTCCGTGTAAAAACTCGATTTGAATTGATTAAGATTGCCTGCCATTTTACTTTCCTATTTGTTCTACTGATTCTTGCCATACTTTACCGGTTCTTGCCTTTTTGAAGTCTTGGACAGGCAGAAAGGCTGCCACATCCCACTCATTTGGCTGAATGGCAAGTATTTTTGACCTAATCTGACTGGTCAAGTATCTTTTAATGCATGGTTTAAACTCTACAAGCGACTTGGAGGCCTTCAAAATGTCATAAGTGACACGCAACCTTTGTATGTTGTTTCTCTCATCGTAGGTGGCGAAATCCATCAGTTTGGATAAAAATGCCAATCTGTATCGGAGTGGCAAATAATGCAGGTTTAAACCTAAAAAACCATCGTTATATCTTTCCAATACCAAAGTAAGTGGGAAGATATCATAATATGGTAACTTATCTTTGGTCTTTGGGTCATAATAATAACAGTATAAACCACCTTCCATAAAGTGGTTAACGTGTCTACTCTTTTCCGCCTCTATACTATCCGCAATACTACCTTGACCTCTAATCGTGGATATTTTTCTCATTAACCAGTCCAAAGATTCTCTGGACATGGTTTGAAGTTCTCTTGCGGACTTTTGAGCTGCGAGTTGTGTAAGTTTAGATGCCATTTGAGTATTTAGTTAGAGTCCTAGATGGTCTTCCGTAATAAGTTTAAACTCCCAACCACGGTCAAGACAATATTCTGTTGCTGCTTTCCATTTGGCCTGATTGACACCCCATGTTTGAACCTCGGTTAAATACTGTTTTGTAATTCTTTTACGAACTTCTGGCTGTATTGTTTGTTTTTTTGGTTTAACTTCTAACATCATTGTTTTGAGTGTTCCGTCTTTGGTTCTCATTTTTACAATGAAGTCTGGAAAGTATCGGTGTCTGCGATTATCTATTGGAGAGATGTATGGAATGGTTAATTCTTCTGAAGCCCAAGAGATAATCGATGGATTCTGGTCGAGCCATGACATCAACTTACATTCCCATGAGGAACGATAGATGATATTATTTGGGTCACCAATATACTTTTTTGGGTATTTTGGTATGAATTGTCCTTTGTAAGCCATATAAATATGTATATTCAATCCAAAAAGAGAAAACCATGGGTCTGTCAGTCATTCCAACAAATATAGGTGGAGTTAATATTCCACTAGCCCAATTACAGGGACCATTATCATCTCTGTTTCAAACAACAGCTTCAACAAATCTTACTTTTCCTGCGGATTTAGCTACAAATCCTACTATGGGTCATGCAGTTATTTTTAGTGTATATGATTACCAATCAGGTTTTAGTGATGGATTAAACCAAGCAACTAGTGCTTTATCTTCTGCAATTAATAATGTAGCGTCAGGCACTACAAATTTAGGTCAAGCAATCAATTCAGCCAGCCAAGCAGTAAGTGCTGGAATTCAAAGTAATATATCTGCTGCATTAAATGGAGATAAACCTTCTGTAATTAATGCAATTCAAGCAAAAACTTATACCAGAACTGCAAATAAAAAAGCTCCAGCACTTGGAAATATTTGTTTGTATATGCCAGATACTTTGGTTGCACAACATACTGCTAATTATAGTGATGTTAGTATGACAGATTTATTGGGTTATAAAGGTCTTTTAGGAAATGCCTACGGAGATTTTGCAAAAGCTGGTGGAATGAAATCTGTGGCAGATTTTGCAAATACATTCTTAAAGTCTGATTACGGTAAAGCAGCTGCTGCTAAAGTTGCAGGTGCCGCCTTAGGTGGTGGTGAATTGGGTGCAGTCATTCAACAAGCAGCTGGTCAATATACCAACCCACAAACACAATTATTGTTTAAAGGTGTAGGTCTAAGAACATTTAATCTTGAGTTTCTTTTTACTCCAAAAAGTTCAGCAGAAGCGGACACAGTAAAAACTATTTGTGATACTTTTACATTCTTCTCTTTACCTGGATTAGCAGGCGCTTCAGGTGGCGAACCAGGTCAATATTTAACACCTCCACAAATTTTTGGAATTCAATTTAAATTCTTAGGTGGTAATGGTATTGTTAGTTCGGTTGCAAATGTCTTTCAAAATGCATTAACCAATGCAGGTTTAGGTTTCTTGACCAGCACCAACCCATATGAAACAATTAATGGTGGTGCAGATGCAAAAATAATGTCAATTAACGATTGCGTTTTAGAAAGTGTTTCTGTTGATTATGCACCAAACGGTTGGGCAGCATATAATGATGGTTATGGAGTTCAAACTCGTTTAACATTATCATTTAAAGAAATGCGTATCTTTACTAAAGATGATGTTAAAAATCCTACAATTAACAAAAATTATAAATCTACAACAGGTTCTTCAACAACAAGTAATCCAAATGCTTTACCATCATTATCAGGTGTTGGTCCTCAACCAGGAGTTACATACTAAAAATGAAATATTTTGACACCATACCTTTTGCTACCACATTTGATGCAAAAGGCAATGCATTACAGTTAAAAAATTTAACATTAAGAAGTAAACTGATTCCTCAGTTGGCTCAAAATCCATTAATTTTTTATGCCTATTCAATTCAAGAAGGGGATACACCAGAAATTATTGCTTACAAATATTATGGTGATCCGTATCGTTATTGGGTCGTATTGGTCGCAAATGAAATGATGGATCCTTCATGGAATTGGCCATTAGATACTCGCCAGTTTACAACATACCTTATAGACAAATATGAGGCAGCTGCCAATGGTGCAAATGTTCTTTCTTATACTCAATCAACAATTCACCATTATGAAAAAATAATTACCACATATGATGATTCGGTTCAAACCAAAGTAATCAAAAACATTATTGTTGATGGGGATACATATAATGCAACGGTGCCAAGTTCCAAAAGTGCATCATTTCCTAGTGAAAATGCTTTGGTTTCTTATAGTGTAAGTAAAGAGGCGGTTTCTATTTTTGATTATGAAAATAACTTAAATGAATCAAAGCGAAATATCAAATTAATCAACTCTGCTTATGTTGGTGATATTGAAAATCAATTTAAATACTTAATGTCTTTATAATATGGCCACAACAAATATAAGTGGTACACAAGTTTTAAGGTACCCAACAGAGTACCAACTATCACTATTAAACCTTGCAACTTCAATGCAAGGTGCTGGTGTAGTTAATCTTATGCCATTTTTGGTTGAATTGAGTTTGTTTGAAGATATTTACGGTAATACAATTTCTGGTCAATTAATACTTTCTGATGCATTGGGATTAATTTCAAACTTCTCAATGAGTGGTAATGAATTTCTTCAAATACAATTAAAGAAAACCGAACAAGATTCTTTTGGTATTAGTAGAAATTATAGAATATATAAAGTTTCACATAGAACTGCCGCAGAAAACAATAATTACGAATCATACATATTAAACTTTTGTTCTGAAGAATTTTTGGTAGCCGAACAATACAGAATATCAAAGTCATACAAAAGCAAAAAAATATCTGAAATTATTACCAGTATTTTAAAAGATTATGTCAAGGTTGGCCAAGGTAAAACTAAGACGATTCATGTTAGTGAAACACAAGGCACATATGACTTTATTTTACCAAATAAAAGATTATTTGAAACTATTAATTGGTTGTCTACATATGCTCTACCACTACCTAATGCAGGTGAAGGTGCGGATATGTTATTCTTTGAAAATGCTGATGGTTACTGGTTTAAATCGTTACAAGAACTTTATGTTCAACCAATTTACAGAACATTTAGTTATGCACCAAAAAACGTTTCGGTGCAAAATATTGACCAGCAATTGGCTAACGTATATGATTTTGAAGTTTTAAATTTATTTGATACATTAAAAGCAATTACTAATGGAACTTTTTCTAATCGTTTAATTTCTTTGGATCCTGTGCAAAGAAAAAGTACCGTAACAGATTTTAATTATGATACTTATTTTACTAAAGGTAAAAAAATAAACGTCAGTCCAGTAACCAATAACTTAAAAAATAGATGGCAAAAAGCAATATATGATGCGCCTCCAGGTGAACTAAATCATGGTACACTAAGAATGGTACCAGGTAATTCTGAACAAAAGAAACAACCATTCGTAGCAGGAGCACCAAATACTGTGGCACCTGATATTTTTATTGAAAAAACAATGCCCAACAGAGTGGCACAGATTGCTTTGGCAAATTATACTAAGATTAAAATAACTGTTGCTGGTGACCCACTATTAACAGTAGGTAGAGTTGTAGATTTTGAGTATTTAAAAGATGACCCATCAACCAGTTTCTTGACTTCTGGTGGCAATTCAATGAGAAAAAGTGACCCTTTGTTATCAGGCAAATACTTAATTACTGCATCAAGACATATTTTGAGAAACAACTCCTATATGACAATATTAGAGTTATGCAAAGATAGTTACCAACAACAGTTGGCTTCTTTTGATAGTTCTTTGCAACCTTTGGTGGATGGTAAACAAGTATGATGATAGATAGAAATAGTTTTATTGGTAACCAATTCATTTGGTGGGTTGGTGTTGTTGAGAATGAAATTGATAAGTTGGCTCTTGGTCGTTGTCAAGTTCGTATCTTTGGCTGGCACACAGATAATACCAGTCAATTACCAACAACTGATTTACCTTGGGCTCATCCGGTTCATTCTATTAATAATTCAAGAACATTTACTCCTTTGAGTAAAGGTGATTGGGTGGTAGGGTTCTTTATGGATGGAGAATCAGGACAATTTCCAGTAATGTTTGGCGTGATGCCAGGAATAAAACACTAAAATGGCTGAATACGATAATTCGGTTGCCTCTGATGGGTCAGTAGTTACACCACCAAGTGGTGTTATTACCGAACGAACTGGTGAACCGTCTTTACCTTCTATGGCTCGTGGTGTCGTTAAAGACACAATGCAGCAGTTGGCTGCCAACAACAGAGAACATAACTGTGATATTTGTTCTGGCTTAAATAAAGATATTGCAACGGCAAAAGCAGAAGTTATGACTTTTGTTGGAGAATTAAGAACTTCAATTGAAGGACTATTTGCTGGAACATCTACTAATCCTGCTGTGGAAGATATTAAACAACAAATTGCGGCAGTCAAAGCAAAAGTTAAATCAATACAAAAGCAATTACAACCTATTCAAGACCAAATTAAAGCGGTGCAACAATACATTGCTGATATGCAAGCACTCATTAAAGAAATTCAATCTTTACCTGCACAATTACAAACATTATTACAGAGTTGTTTGGCTGATGCAACAAAAGGTTTAACAGATGCGATAAAAGAAGCTAAGAGTGTTGTAACTGATACCACAAAACAAGTTACAGGAATCGTTAGTGATGCACAACAACAAGTTGGCACAATTACTCAAACAGTTTCTCAAGCAACACCTCAAACTATTACTGATGTGGTTGTTACAACAACTTCACCAACAAATTAAAGTAAATTATGCCAAATAGCGCCTGGACAGAACCCATAGTAACCGATGCGGACAATCCGCCTCAGTATCCATATAATAATATAACACAAACCAAAGGTGGACATTCATTTGAGATGGATGATACACCAGGTAAAGAACGTGTTCGTATGCAACACCGTTCAGGTTCATTCTTAGAAATGCAGCCAAATGGTACTGAAGTTCACAAGTTGTATGGTGATAGTTATGAAATTGTTGCAGGCAATAAAAATGTAAAGATTAAAGGTCAATGTAATATTACTATTGAAGGTCCTTGTGTAGTTACAATTAATGGTGATAGTGTTTTCAATGTAAACGGTAATTCTACACAAAATATTAATGGTAACTTGGTACAAAATGTTAATGGAACATCTTCTGTAACCGTTTCTGGTGACATGGATTTACAGTCAAAGAGTGATATCACCATGTCTGCACAAAATGTATACGTTAATGCTGATTTGGCTGTCCGTGGAGGAATCACATCTACATTAAGTATTTCTGCAACCAATAATGTTACTGCTGGTATGCAGTCATATGCAAAACTTGGTTTTGTTACTCCTGGATACATTACAGCAGGTTCTCCTGTGCCTTTAAACACAGTACCTGGTTCGATTCATACTACTGGTTGGGTTCAAGGACAGTTGGCCACATTTGGAACAATGTATGGATTGGCCGGATTACTTGGCGGAGCAGGATTAATTAAAGGTGTTACAGTTTATGGTGGTGTTGTTAAAGATCCAGTATTCTCAATGGCTCAAGACCGTGCAATCTTTAATGCTCACCGTCACTATGATTCACGCAATGGATTGACTACCACACCTACTCTAAATAATAGTTGACCATAATCAGAATAAATAAAGAATGGCAATCAATAACTACATATACTCCGATTTAGACTTAACATTCAACAAAGTTCCTGGAACTAAGGATGTTGCACGGAAATACAATGAACAGGCGGTAATCCGTTCTATTCGTAATCTTTTATCAACCAATTTGTATGAAAGATTATTTCAACCAGACATTGGAAGTAGTTTAAATAAGTTATTATTTGAGCCAGTTACTCAAGTAACAGCAATATTAATACAAAATGAAATCGCCAGAGTTATTAATAACTATGAACCTAGAGCACAAATCAGTCAGTTGAATGTTACGGCTTCACCTGATAGTAATTCGTTTAATGTTTCTTTATATGTAATTATTGGAAACCAAACAACACCTACTGCAATTAACCTAATATTAGTGAGGTCCAGATAATGGCCGGAGCAAATTCAAATATTCAATTAACTAGTTTGGATTTTAATTCTTTAAAAACAAACTTTAAAACCTATTTACAGGGTCAAGACGCTTTCAAAGATTATAACTTTGAAGGTTCTAGTATGGCTGTTCTTTTGGACATTTTAGCATACAACACACAATATAATGCTTACTACCTTAATCAAGTTGCCAATGAAATGTTTTTGGATTCCGCAGTTCAAAGAGCTTCGGTTGTTTCTCATGCAAAATTGTTAAACTATACACCAAAATCAGCAATTTGTCCAACAGCTACAGTAGATGTTGTAGTGGAAAATGTAAATGTTTCATCTTTAACACTACCAGCATACACTATATTTCTTTCTTCATCAATTAACGGAATAAATTACACATTTGTTAATCCTGATGCATATACTGTAAATACGGATGCTAATAACACAGTTACTTTCTCTAATGTGGAAATTAAACAAGGTGTATTATCGTCTTTTAATTACACAGTTGATTCTGTGGTAAATCCAACTTATACATATGAAATTCCGGATGATGCGGTAGACACCACAACATTGTTTGTAAAGGTACAAAATTCTAGTTCTAATTCGAACTATTCAATCTTTACAGCAGCTGATTCACATCTATCATTAGATGGTACATCTCAAGTATATTTTTTACAAGAATCTCTTTTAGGAACTTATGAGATTGTATTTGGTGATGGAATCATTGGTCAACAATTGTCAGACGGAAATATTATTAGTATTGCATATCTTTCCACAGAAGGTAATGCGGCCGCAGGTGCCAACAGTTTCACAATTATGGATACAATTGCAGGTTATCCTGTAACTTCTGTAAATTCTGTAACACAGGCAACCACAGGTAGTAATAAAGAATCAACTGATTCCATTAAATTCCAAGCACCAAAATCATTTTCTGCACAAAAACGTGCAGTAAGTAAAAACGATTATATTACCGCTATACAACAAAACAAATTAGGCATTTCATTTGATGCTGTTAGTGTTTGGGGTGGAGAAGAAAATAATCCTCCAGTTTATGGTAAAGTATTCATTTCTTTAAAACCATCTGGTGCTTATAATTTAACTGATACACAAAAAACTCGTATTATTAATGAAGTAATTGATCCAGTTAGTATCTTAACTGTAAGTCCTAGTATTGTGGATCCAGATTATACTTACTTAAAATTAAATGTTAATGTTGTTTATGATTCAAAGAAAACGGTATTAACTTCTTCACAAATTCAATCAGGTGTAACGACTGCAATACAAAATTTTGCATCTTCCACATTGAATACCTTTAACTCAACTTTTAATTCTTATGAATTGTTAAGTGCTGTCCAGAATTTTGATTCTTCAATCATTTCTAGTGACTTTGAAATTAGAATGGAAAAGAAATTTTTCCCTAATCTAATTAGTCCAGCAACCTACACTTTACAATATAATACAACATTAGAAAAAGGTATTTTCCAAAGTGGTGTTGAAAGTTCTCCTGCTCTTACTTTCTTATCACAGAACAATTTAGCCAATACAATTACTGGCGTTTATATTGAAGAAGTACCTTCGGTGACAAACGGAATTGAATCTATTTCAGTTTTGAATCCTGGTTTTAATTACCAATTAGCTCCAACAATCACTATTCGTGGTGATGGTACTGGTGCAACAGCTCATGCAGTAGTTGTAAATGGTTCTATTACCAATGTTGTTGTTGATACGGCTGGTTCTGGTTATACTAGTGCAATTGCAGTTGTTACTCCAGACCCTTCAGATACAACAGGACAAAATGCTGTCTTGACGGTGAACCTTGAAGGTCGTTATGGTACATTAAGAACTTACTTCAACGATTCAACAAATGTTAAAAACATATTAAACTCAAATGCAGGAACAATTGATTATCAAGAAGGCACAATCACATTAACCGATTTTGGTCCTTCACAGATTGATAATATTATTGGTCAATTGGCAATTTCAGTTAAACCAACCACATCAATTATTTCTTCAACATATAACAGAATTATTACAATTGATCCATATGATAATAATTCTATTGTTGTTAATGTAACTGCCAAATAACAATGATACAAAACGACCAAAAAACATCGTTATTAGTTCCTTTTCAATTACCTGAATTTATTCGGGATAATCCTTCTTATGAAAATTTTGTTCTATTTCTTAAAGCTTATTATGAGTGGATGGAATTAGAAGGGAATGTATTGGATCGTAGTAAGAATCTATTAAATTATGATGATATTGATTCTACCACCGATGAATTTATTGATTATTTCTTTAATGAATTTTTAGTCTATTTTCCAAAAGATATTCTTGCCGATAAGAAAAAAGTTGCCAAGATTGCCAAAGAGTTATATAATGCTAAAGGCACACCTGCATCATATGAGTTCTTATTTAAAGTTCTCTATAACTCTCCTGTTGATTTCTTCTTCACCAAAGATGCCGTATTAAGAGCATCTTCAGGAACATGGTATGAATCCAAAAGTCTTAACTTAGATACAACCAATGCAGATTTTCTCTTAACTAAAAACTATTATGTTTTTGGTGAAACAACCAAATCTTTGGCAGTCATTGAAAATGTTAGACAAGAAGGTTTAAAAACAATTCTTTATCTTTCAAACATTCAACGAGGATTTCAATCTGGTGAATTTATTCGCATTTTAGATACAAACTATCAAGATGCCACATTTACAGATGGTGCATTAAGAGCCAAAGTCGTAGGACAAATTACACAAGTTAATATTGATCCAAACAATAGAGGACTGTTATACAATCCAGGTGATCCAGTATCAATCTATGGTGGTTTAAATTCAAATACAGGTATTGGTGCTTCTGCTAGTGTTTCAGTTACCACAAAAGGTTCAATTCAAAGTATTCGTGTCTTTAATGAAGGTTATGGTTATCGTGTTGCACCAAATACAGTCATTTCAATTTCTGGTGGTTCTACTGCTGCGGCAACTGTTACTGGTGTAGATACTGATCCAAACAAAACTGCAAACGTATCTTTAGTACCTATTAATACTATTGGTAATCAATCAAGTATTAAACTTAATGCAAACAATTATAATTTTACGGCAAATGCAAGAGCAAATTTAAATTGTTCTTTGGCCAACGCATTTAGTTTTATTTCATTTACAACTTATCCTATTTCTGCGGTTATATTGACAAACCAAGGAACAGGATTATCTTCTGTGCCAACCATTACTGCTGATTCTTATTATCAAACAGACGATCCTAATATTGTTGCAAATTTAAGAACTTTAGGTATTTTGGCACCATTACAGATTCAAAATGGTGGCCATGGTTATAGTGCAAACGATACAATCGTATTAACTGGTGGTGCAGGTTATGGTGCTCACGCCAATATTATTTCTGTATCAGCAAACGGTGCAATTACTGGTGTAAGATACACTTATGCAAATCCAACCGCAGGATTACAATACTATCCATTAGGTGGAATAGGTTACAATCCAGGTAATTTACCTGCTGTATCAGTTTCTTCTGCAAACGTAGCAGCCGCAAATGCAGTTATTGTTGCACCTGGTATTTTAGGTGATGGTGCAACATTCTCAACATCGGTTGACAAAATTGGTTCTATATCATCAATTCAAGTCACTAATCCCGGTAAAGATTACATTGATGTTCCAAGTATTTCTTTGAAGATTCAAGATATTTGTGTAAGCAACGTATCAGTTTCTTTAGTTCCACAAAAAACAAACAAGGTTTATCAAGGTGCTTCATTTAGTTCAGCAACCTATGCGGCTTATGTTGATAGTCTTACCAATTTGGTAAATTTACCAAATCCAGCAAACTCTTTATATAACTTGAGAGTTTATGAGTATAACAACACTAGACCTGATCCAACAAAACCATTAAAGATTGATACACCAAATGGTACATTGATATTAAATCTATCAACCAACTATTCAACATACAATCCTGCAAGTAAGTATGATTCAAATGCAACAATCACTTATGGTGATGGTACCGCTAAGGCATCTGCGGTGTTTATTAATGGATTGGTATCATCACAAGGCCAATATATTAATTCTACTGGCCATTTAAGTGCATTTGACGTATTGCAAAGTTCTGAATATAATGACTTTACATATGAACTTACACTTGAAAAAGAAATTGCAGAATATAGAAACATTTTATTAGAATTGTTACATCCAGCCGGTACAAAAGTTACTGGTCGTTATTCAATGAAATCGGATGTAAGCACAACGTCAAGTTTTGTTTCTGGTTCTGTTGTAGGTCATACATTAGGATTCTATACAGGTAATCCAGGTTCTTCTGCAACGATTGTAACTAATTTTAATAATGCAAGTAATAACATTATTCATTTCAATAGTTTGGTTGGTGCAAACTTAGAAAACTTTATTTTTGCAAACAACATTGTTGTAATGACCGATCCATATGGATTTGTTGTATCGTCTGGTGTGGCATCATCGACAGATGGTAACGCAAACAATGTTGTTATGACAGATAATGTATGGTTAACCTATGCCAATGTGGCTTACACTTATGCAAATTCTGGTGCAAACGTCATAAATATAACATCACTCACCAATTCTTATGACATTATTAATAATGGCAATTATAGAAATCCTAATAATAAATTATTAGATATTGTTCGTGTCGGTGACAAAGTATTGGTTGCAAACAATACACAAAAAACAGTAACAAAAATAGATTATGCAAATACCAGAATTTATTGTGATTCTAATTTTGCAAACAATTCTATTTCTTTAATGTCGGTAAATAGAACATTTACAACAACAAATGTTCAAATCTATGGTCCATTGGGAACACAATACTTCCCATTGATTACGGATGAATTAGGTAACGAAATCGTAACAGAAAATGGAAATTTCATTCTACTAGGGTAAGAAATGTCAACAGTAAAAATATCACAACTCCCATTATTATCATCACTCAATGCTAATACCTCAAACTCATTGTTTATGGGCGTGGATTTGCCAACAGGTACTACTGGAAAGTTTACAGCACACACTTTAGCACAAGGTCTTTTTTCGAATGAAATTTTAAACGTAGGTTTGAACCAACAGAACTTACCTAATACGGTTGCTCAGTTTGCTTTATCTGGCGAATCTTATATTCAAACAAACCTAGTTAATACAAATGATGACGGTACGGCTGATATTGTTGTAACTGCAAACGTGGGTTCAGGTGGTTCAGATTCAACTAACTTTATTGACATGGGTTGGGCTAATAAGAACTATCAACCAGGTTTAGAATTTAATAATATTGGTAATGCAGTTAATGCTAATGATGGATATTTGTATGCTCAAGGTGCCGCAGGACAAGTTTATGGCAATTTAATTGTAGGTACAACTTCTACTTCTGGTCAAGTAAAATTTATTGCTGGCGGTGGCCAAGCAGCAAATATTGTTGCAAGAATGACTTCTACTGGATTGGTATTAAACACACAATCATCAATTACATTCTCAGATGGTTCGGTACAATCTACTGCTGCAGCATCTTTAGCATATGCACAAGCGGCTTTTGCTTCTGCAAATACCAATGCAAATAATATTTCTTATCAATCGAATGTAGATTTAGCACAAAACACAACAATTACCGCAGTAAATCAATTTGCTCAGAGTGCTTATAATGTTGCCAATAATGCTAATAATTTAGTTAATTATCAAACAGGTATTGATGTTACTCAAAATGCTGCCATTGTTGCTGTAAATCAATTTGCTCAGAGTGCATACAATTCAGCAAATACTAATGCAAATAATATTTCCTATCGAAATGGTGTTGATGTTACTCAAAATAACAACACACAATTGGCATGGAATCTTGCTAACACGGCAGTTCAAAACAGTTCAAACATTCTTTTACCAGGCAACGTAACATTTAATGGTGCCAATACATTCTTTAATAGTAATATTGTAACCTTTGGTACAATGACTACAACAGGTAATGTTGTAACAACTGGTAATTTAACTGCAACAGGACCAGTAACATTCAATGGGAACTTTATTAATAACGGCCAAACCACAAACAATGGTAATACTATTAATAATGGTAACTTAACAACGACAGGTAATGTTGTAAGTGTCGGTTATTTAACTGCAAACGGACAATCAACATTTAATGGTAACTTGATTATTAATGGTGTAACTTATAATAATGGCATTACTTATTTGAATGGAAATACCACAACAACTGGTAGTTTCATTATGACCAATCCAAATTTTGCACCGAATTCTTTTGCAATTGGTATCATTGGTTCAACTAGTGGTCAAACACAAATGCCAATTGCTGATGGCACAATGTTGCAAATTACAGGTAAAGATAACACCAATTCCAAATTAATTATTGATGCAGCTGGTACTGGTGTATACTCTCTCATCAATGGCCGTTCTATGCGTGGATTGGCCAATACTCCTAGTGCTTTGTTATCTGGTGACATTTTAGTTAAATTTGGCGGTAATGGATACGGAACAACAGGATTTGGTTCTGGTGTAAACGTTGGTGGTGCATATATGCAATATGTTGCTGCTGAAAACTTTTCCGATACAAATAAAGGCACTAATATTGTATTTGGTTCAACACCAGTTGGTTCAAATACAATAACAACAGCACTTACAATTTCAGGAAATACAACTACCGCAAATACATTAGTTGCAAATACTTTAGTGTATGGTTCTGCTACTGCTAACGGAATGGTAACACAGTTAACCAGCAAATCTACAGCAGTAACAGCAAACGGAATGTCTGGTCAAATTACCATGAACAATGCTGCACTCAATCATGGAACGCAAGTTGTATTTACAGTTAATAACAGTTATGTTCAACACGTTAATGACATTCCAATTGTTGCAATACAAAATCCTATTACTGCTGGACAATATATTGCATCAGTTGCTGCGGTTCGTGCGGGAAGTTTTGATATTATGGTTTCTAACTTAGGTGCAGGCCCAGCACAAGATAAATCTGATGCAATTATATTAAATTGGGCACTAATAAGAGTTGGATCATAGAGATAAATAAATCATGGCAAATCAATCACTACTTACATATAATGCAAAAGTTGCTCAAGTTGAGCAGGCATATTTCGCACCTACAGCGGTATTGCCGGTCACAGGAACACCAATTAGTACCATTTTTGCAATCTTATCAAGAGTTTTACCTTGGAATGATGATTTAAATCCTCCTGCACCAACTCAAGACCAAGCATACATTAAAAGTGTTTTTGCTAATATGTTTGTGGCAAAACAAATTCTTTCAAACAATATTAGTCCAGTAATACAACGTATTGATTGGATTTCTGGCACATCATATGATTTTTATCAAGATAATGTTGATATGTTTGCAAAAGATGCTAACGGTTTCTTAGTTTATGAATTTTATGTGAGAAATCGTTATGACCAAGTATTCAAATGTCTTTGGAATAATAATGGTTCTCAATCAACAGTAGAACCATTCTTTAAACCTGGTAACTACGGTTCAAACAATATTTTCCAAGACGTTGATGGTTATAAATGGAAATATATGTTTACAATTGATGTTGGTTCTAAGAAAACATTTATGGATTTCACATGGATTCCTGTTCCAGTTGGCCAAAATACTCCAAATCCAATTACAAATACTGCCGGTTACGGTGATATTGAAGTAATCAATGTAACAAATGGTGGTTCTGGATATCCAATGGATGGATCCGTTTCTGTGGTAATTACAGGAGATGGTATTAATGCCGCTGCGACACCAACTATTGTAGGTGGTGTTATTACCGATATTACTGTAAACAACACAGGAACGAGTTATTCTAATGCGACAGTATCAATAGTAAGCACATCAGGCGCAAACGCAACGGCGATTGCTCCAACCAGTCCAATTGGAGGCCACGGCTTTGACCCTGTGTCTGAGTTGGGTTGTTCCAATGTAATGTTTACCACAGAGTTTAATGGTAGTGAAAATGGTTTAATACCAACCGATATTGATTATCGTCAAGTTGGTATTCTAATTAATCCTACCGCACAAAGTGTTACTCCCTCACCAGCAAATGGTTCGATATACAAAACATCTACTGATATTGTTGTTGCTTCTGGTTTCGGTTCTTATGTTCCGGATGAAACTTTTTATCAAGGTGCAACGATAGATACGGCGACATTTTCTGCAACCGTTTTAAGTTTTGATTCACAAAACAATGTGGTAAAGCTAATAAATACAAAAGGAACACCGGTAACCGATACTTCAGGTTACGGCAACACAACAAAAACAACAAGAACAGTATTAGGCATCAGTTATCCAGATTTTGTTCCATATTCTGGTTATCTTGCTGCAATTCAAAACAGAAGTGCTGTTACAAGAAGTTCAGACGGAATAGAACAATTTAAGTTTGTATTAGGTTATTAAGGATAAAAAATGTCGTTAAATTTTAATGTTGATCCATACTACGATGATTTCGATGCTTCGAAAAATTATCATCGTATTCTTTTTAAACCTGGTTATGCGGTTCAGGCTCGTGAATTAACACAAGCACAAACAATTTTACAAGACCAAGTTACCAAGTTTGCGGATAACATTTTCAAACAAAACACTCCAGTAACCGGTGGTCAAGTTACAACAAACTTAAATTGTAATTATGTTAAATTACAAACTTCTTACTTAAATGTTCCAGTTGATGTTTCTGTATTTTCTGGTCAAATGGTTCAAAGTGCTGATGGTTCTGTTCAAGCTAAAGTTTTGGCTGCCATTCCTGCAACCGGTACAACAGCATCAGATGATCCTCCTACATTAATACTATCTTATAAAACTGGTACACAATTTACTGATAGCCAAGTAATCTATGTTACTGGTACAAATGCAGCTGCTGTTGCAGCCACACAATCTTCAACAGGATTAAGTTCTGTTGTATCGATTGCACAAGGTGTATTCTACATTTCTAGCAATTATACAAATTCTGCTGGCAATCAAATTTCTAACGGAACATTTGTTCAAGTTAATCCACAAACAATCGTTATTTCAAAATATTCTAATACACCAACCAATCGTGTTGGTTTGAATATTACTGAATCGATTATTAATTTTACAGAAGATGCAACACTATTGGATCCAGCAATTGGTGCATCCAATTATCAAGGTCCAGGTGCAGACCGTTATCAAATTACATTAACACTTGAAACACGACCAATGACTTTGGGTAATGATGATACATTCATCGAATTGCTCCAAATTACCAATGGTAACGTAGTCAAGATTGTTAATGGTACAGTTTACAATGTAATTGATGATTATTTTGCAAAACGTGATTATGAAACTAATGGTGATTACATTGTTAATGACTTCAAATTAACACCAAAAGCGAATACCGCAGATTCTTCAAACAACACATATATTATGAGTGTTGGTAAAGGTCTTGCTTATGTTCACGGTTATCGTATTGAAAATCCAGGTGCGGTTGATATTACTTCAGACCGTGCAAGAACTTTAGCCTATTCAAATACTTCTCCAGTATTCATTGATTACGGTTCTTATTTTTATGTAGATACTGTAAAAGGTAATAACGCATCTTTCTTTGATACTACAACATATGGCCAAGTAGATTTACATTGCGTATCTCCTGCAAACGTTAATACATCTAATGCAGCATCATACTATTCTACTGTCGTTGCAACCGCTAACATTCGTGGTTTAATTTATACCAGTTCAACAAATGAATTATTAACAAATACTTACATTTATAGAGCTTATGTTTCTGGCGTTCAAAATCAAACACAAAGTAATGTGGCCGTTTCTGCAACATCCAACTCAATTACTTTGCCAAGTTATTTCTCAGCTGCAAACAATGCTTATGTTGGTGTAACTATTACTATCAATTCTGGTGCAGATGCTGGAGATTTTAGAACAATTAGTTCTTACAATGGTGTAACCAAAACTGCAACAATCTCAACAAATTGGACAGTAACACCATCAACTGGCGATGCATTTACATTAAATTTTGATACAGCAGATATTGAAACTATCGTTGCTGCAACTAAATCTTCTTATCCTGCTACTGTTGTTGGCACCGCAAACATCAATCCAGAAAGTAAAGTTAATGGTCTTGCTTCTGGCGATGCAATTTTAGAAAATCCAACTGTGCCAGAATTGTTATTCACAGTCGGCAGTCCATACCTTTCTACATTAATCAATACTTCTTATACTACACAACAAGTATGGAGAAACATATCATTTACACCTAGTGGTTCTGGTTATTCTGCTCAATTAAATTACCAAGGCGATTACCTAGGTGTTGTAAAACATTTTGGTACAGCAAGTTCAACACTTTCACACGATTTAATTAAACAAAATTACGTTGTTGTTGTAACGGCTACTGGTTCTGGTTGCACATTGAATGTTGGTGATAATGTGCCTTGGACAACTAGTGGCAGAACAGTTACTTTAAATAGTGATTCTTCTATTGCAACTTTTGCTGCTACAGATGTTGGTGGAACATTTACCGCTACCATTTATGCAAAAGTATTTGTTCAAAATGGCCAAAATACTGGTCACATTCTTAAAACCAAAACATTAATTCGTGCTAACACTAGTGTAATTAATACAAGCAATACTGCTGTTACAGGAAATGTTTTTGTCGATGATACTACCACATATTCAACCGGTCAAGTTTATATCCTGAATGGTGGATTGTCAACACCTGGTTCTAAACAATCTTTATATCTCTCTGATGTTAAACGTGTTGTTAAGATTATTGATACTAAGAGTGCAAATACTGCACCAACGGTAGCAATGTTATCTAATCCAGCATACGATATTACCAATGCATACACCTTTAACAGTAACCAAAAAGATGACCATTATGGCCATGGTTACATTACATTAAAACCTGGTTACCCACAACCTCAAGGTAATATTCTTGTTCTTGTTGATTACTACCAACATTCTGGTGGTGATGGATATTTTAGTATCAACTCTTACATCAATGAACAATATCAACAGATTCCACAATATACAAGTAGTCATGGAACATTATACAATTTAAGAGATTGTATTGACTTTAGACCTGCTCGTGCAAATGCTACAACAGCATGGCAACTCCGTTATTCAAATGGTGCATCAAATAAAGGTGTATTCTTGCCTGTTGATTTAACTACTTTTGTTGGTGATTATACTTACTATCTTGGCCGTCAAGATAAATTGGTATTGACAAAAGATAGAAGTTTCAAGATTATTGAAGGAACTCCTTCTATCAATCCAATTTTCCCATCTGAACCAGATGGCGCATTGGTAATTGCACAATTGACACATAATCCATACACAGGTTATTTGCCAACGGAAGCACCAACAGGATTTGTTCCAGACCTCAGCATTGTAAAAGTAAAACACAAGCGTTACACAATGCAAGACATTGCTGGTCTTGAAAATAGAATTAATAATATTGAATACTATACTTCATTGAGTATCTTAGAACAAAATGCACAGAATCTACAAATTTCTGATGCGTATGGTTTGAACAGATTCAAAAATGGTATTATGGTTGATGATTTCTCAAGTTATTCAGCTGCTGATACTACCAACTTAGATTTCTCTGCTGCAATTAATCGCCGTGAGAGAACGATGACTGCAATGCAGAATGTTCAGAATTTCCCATTGAAATCGTCTGCTTTGGCATACAACATGGGATTACCATCTAGTGCAACATTGTCTAGTTTAGGTTTTGGAGTTAATTCTGATGGTTATGTAAATTACTTTACTTTACCATACACAACAGCAAATGCAGTTACACAACAAATTGCTTCAAGAGCAGTCAATGTTAACCCATTTGCTTTCTCATCACTTGAAGGTACACTTACATTATCACCAAACGTAGATAATTGGGTAGATACAAACTACGCACCTTCTTTGTTGATTACTGATCCTAATTTGCAAATTTTCCGTTCAAATTCGCAATCAATCAACGTATTGTCTGCTGGTGATTGGAAAACAATTTCTGGTACAACATACACAACAAGCACATCTGTTGTTAACCATGGTGCATTTAATGGTCCATTTGGTGGTGTAGTAGGTTATACCGCAACAAGCGTATATTCCAATTTACAACAATCGCAAACAAATATTGTTGGTAACTACGACAAGATTGACAATACCTATTCATTAAACAACAATTATATTACTGATGTTTCTGTATTGCCATATATTCGTGCTCAACAGGTTGCTGTTCGTGCAAAAGGATTATTGTTTAATACACCAGTAGAAACTTTATTTGATAATACTGATGTTAAAAAGTATGTGCGTAAAACAAACATCATCGAATTGACTGGTGTTTCTGGTACATTCTCAGAAGATGATGTAATTGGTTATTACACAGGTGGTGTATTTACTGGTACTGCAAGAGTTATTGGTGTATACAACTATGGTACAAACCAAACAAGATTGTATGTTGCTGCTGATCCATTTACAACATCATACACAACTACTGGAACAATTCAAAATGGTTATTTTGATGCCAATGGTGTGTATCAATCAACAACTGCAAGTGGAACATTTGCATCAGCAAAACATTTTGGTGGCCGTATTGCAAATGCAATCTCTACTACTAAGATTCAATTATCTCCATTAGCTTCTGCAACAGATAATTACTATACAGGTAACACCATCTACATCAATGCTGGTACAGGTGTTGGTCAATCTGCAACAATTAGTTCTTATGTTGCCGCAAACCAAACTGCGTTCTTGAGTTCAACTATTAGTGCTGCAAATTCTGACATCTATTCTATCGGTTCTTTTGCAACTAATGAAGTTGGTTCTTTCTATGGTATCTTTAATTTACCTGCAAACCAATTCCATACTGGTCAAAGAGTATTCCGTGTTGATAATGGAGTAAATGGTAATTCTGGTTCTTCAACAACATATGCTCAAAGCACTTACTATGCTGAAGGTTTACAAACAACTTCACAGAGTTTAGATTTTGGTGCTTCTCCTGCTGGAGCCAAAAATACATTTACTGCAACACAATATCAGAATGTTAATTCTGTTGTAACAACATATAGTCCTTATGACCCTGTTGCACAAACATTTATTGTGTCTAAAGACAATTATCCAAATGGATTGTTCTTAAGCTCTGTTAAATTGTTCTTCAGAACTGCCGCTAGTGATACCACACCAATAACATTGTCTATTGTTGGTACATTAAATGGTTCACCAAGTGGTACTACATTGGATAATTCAATCGTTACTGTAAATGCAAGTGATGTTAATACTTCTGAAACTCCACATTATTTGGATTCTTCAACATATACAGAATTTGTATTTAATGCTCCAGTTTATATTCAACCAGGTGTTTTATATGCCTTTATTTTGAAATCAAATAGTGATGAATATACTTTATGGTCAGCATCTAGTGGAGATACTGCGGTTTCTTCAACAGTTAAAAACTTGCCAACTGATGCAACACCATCTACTGTAACTAAAATTGGTTCTGCACCTTATGTTGGTGCTTTGTTCTTATCACAAAATGCTCAAACATGGACTGCTGACCAAAATCAAAGTTTAATGTTTGTAATGAATCGTTGTGTGTTTAATACAAGTGCTCAACCTAATATCACTTATGTTGTTCCACAAAAGTTACCACAAAGAACATTGGTTGACCAATCTTTGGGTTATTTCTTAAATGCAAATAATATTTCTTCTACAACAGATTTAGTAACAAATTCTGATGTATTAGTAGATGCATTTAACATTACCACAACAGATTTTGTTCCAACGACAACAGGAATCAACTATTCTTATAGTGGAACATTATCATCAACTGGTTCACATACTCCAATTACCAATATTACTCCAGGTAAATTTGGTACTGCAACTGCTGATGACATCTATTTGAATGATGGTAAAGGTGAAAGAATTTTACAAGCAAATTCTACTAACTCTTTAATATTGTATGCAACTTTAACTTCAAATGATAATACTGTATCACCAGTTATTTCTGATGCAGGTTTATCAGCCTATGCAATTCAATGGAACATTAACAATTGCCCATTATCAAATAGTTTAATTACTATTACTAATGCTGGTTCAGGTTATAGTAATAATGCTACTGGTAACACAACTGTTACAATTTCTGCACCTACAGGCAAAAATGGTGTTCAAGCACTTGCGGTTGCTAACGTGGCAAATGGTTCAATTCAATCCATTTACATCACACAACCAGGCTCTGGATACATCACAACTCCAACAATTTCAATTGCTGATGCAAATACCACACCAGGTCAAAATGCTACTGCAATCATTACTGGTGAAACATCCGTTTCTGGTGGTCCTGCTCTTGCCAAGTATATGACTAAGAAAGTTGTATTGGATGCTGGATTTGATTCTGGTGACTTAAATGTTTACTTAACTGCATACAGACCAGTTAATACAGACATTTCTGTATATTACAAAATTTTAAACAGGAATGATACACAAAAGTTTGAAGAAGGTAACTGGCAATTAATGACCATTATTAATTCTGGTGATTCAAGTTATTCACAGTTAAGAACAGATACTATTGAATACACTTATGCACCTGGTATTAATAATACTGCCAATGGTTATGTTTCTTACACAAGCACAAGTGGCCAGAAATATACAACATTTAGTCAATTTGCAATTAAGATTGTATTGACAACCACAGACAAGACTGCTGTTCCTTTCTTGACTGATATGCGTGCCATTGCACTTCCCGCTAACGTAAATACAACATTCTAAAATGAGTCTAGTTCAAGTTACAGGTACAAAGATGGTCCGTGATACAACAACACGGGCTCTCATTAATCGTGACCAAAATGGGTTACAAGAATACCAACACAAGCGTAATTTACTAGCCGCTCAAAAACAAGAAATAAATAACGTAAAGTCTGAAATTGATGGCATTAAAGACGAAATGCAAGAAATCAAACAATTATTGTTGCAATTATTAGGTAAAACAAATGGCTAATACCGTATCACTTATAACTTATGCTAATACCTTTGGAGATTGGGTAGTTACTACCAACAATCTTTTGAGAGAAAATAACGACATAGCGGCAAACAATTATATCAAACCAACAGGTACATTATATCTCAATGCGCCTACTTTAGGTTTGCAGGTTGCAAATAATGCTGTTATTGCTGGTGGATTACAAGTTCAAGGTGTCGGTTCTTCTGCTTATGTTCAAAACACACTTCGTGTTGATGGTGTTGCAACTTTAAACAGTTCCAATACTGTAAGTGCTAATATAACTGGTTCTGGTACAGCATTAAATGTTTCAAATAACGCAACTATTGGTGGAACACTCACATTAAGTGGTACAACATTCTCTGTTACTGGTGGTCAATTAAATGCAAGTATTACAGGAAATGCAGCTACCGCTAATAATGCAAATAACTCTACAACCGTAACAAATGGCGTATATACTACTGGTTCTTATGCAAATCCTTCATGGATTACATCCCTTGCAAATACTAAGATTACTGGATTAATTACTTCAGGTCAAATTGCAACAGTCGCAAATACACAAATTACTGGTACCATCAATAATGCACAAATTACCAATGGTATTGTAAATTCTCTTGTAGGAACAGTAAATCAAGTTTATGCAAACGCAACATCAGGTAATATAGTATTAACTTTACCACAAAATGTTCATACCAATGCAAACGTAAGATTTAACTCTCTTGGTATTGGTGTTAATGCCAATAATAATACTGGTGAGATTTTAGCTGCAAATAACATTACTTCTTACTATTCCGATGACCGTCTAAAAGACCGTTTGGAGAATATTAGTAATGCTTTAGACAAAGTAGACACTTTAAATGGTTTTTACTACCGTGCTAACGAAACAGCACAAAAACTAGGTTATTCTGATAAAATTGAAGTTGGTCTTTCTGCACAGGAAGTGCAAAAAGTGTTACCTGAGATTATTGCTGCAGCACCTATTGATAATCAGTATATGACTATTCATTATGAAAGAGTAATTCCGCTTTTGATTGAAGCAATCAAAGAACTTCGTGCGGAAATAAAAGAACTCAAAAAATAGAAAATTCGAATTTTTGCGTTCCGGCCTGAAAATTCCGGAGACGAAATCCAAAAGTCCAAAAAGCGAATTTACTTTTGAGCTCGATTACAATTTAAATAAATATCCATAGATTTCATAGGACATTAAATGGCAGCCGCATATAGTAATTTATACATAGAACAAGGAGCAACATACTCCACGACCATCACTTTAGATGATGTCTATGGCCAACTATATGATTTGTCTAATTATACCGCCCACAGTCAAATTCGTAAATCCTACTATTCTTCCAATGCAACTGCAACATTTTCCACATCTATTAACATAGGTAATGGTACTGTTACATTAAATTTGGATGCAAACACCACAGCAAATATAGCTCCTGGTCGATATGTATATGATGCCATCATTGTTGATAGCGTTCATAATGTGACAACAAGAATTTTAGAAGGAATTATAGACGTTTCACCAGCCGTAACGAGGTAATCATGCCAAACGTCACAGTAACACAACCAGATGTTATCAAAGTAAGGGTTGGCACAGGAACTCAACCTACTGCCACAGAAATTAATTATGGTGGTACCAGAACACTCAAAAGTGCAACAGATTTGGAATTATTAGGCGCTCAAAATGGTGATGTTATCACCTATCAAGCAAATACCAATAGTTTTGCGGTAGTAAATGCAGGTACTTTACCTTTGGATTTAAGAAATGTTGATGCTGGTACATTCTAATGGCAAATACCACAATACAGATACTCCGGTCGTATGCGAATACCACACCATCAGATTTGGCGGATGGTGAACTGGCGTATTCATTTAAATCCAATACATTATTCATTGGTGACCAATATGGAGATATCGTTCAAATAGGTGGTCCGAATTACATAGCAAATGCCTTCATCAACCTGGTTGATGGTGGTTTGTTTTAATAAATAGCACATGGCAGATAAAAATAAAAAAAGGAACATGAGAGATGGCCAATACTAATATTTTAATTAAACGCTCGCTAACGACAGGTAAACCTGCCTCGTTGCAAGCTGGTGAGTTTGCGTATTCATACTCATCGAATACGCTTTTCTTTGGTTCTCCAACAGGAAACGGTACAGTTAACGTAGGTGGTCAATACTATACTGCCACATTAGATGCTGCCACGACTTCTAATACTGCGAGCACACTAGTAAAACGTGACTTAAACGGCACATTTGCTGGTCGATTAACTGGTATTGCTGATAAGGCGGATCAATTAACCAACTCCAGAAACTTCTCAATTTCTGGTAGTGATATTACTGCTACTGCGGTAGGATTCAATGGTTCTGGTGATGTAACATTAAATGCTGCTCTCAATGCAATTCCTGGTCTTTCTGCTGGTGCTTACGGTTCTACTACTGCAATTCCTGTTGTTACTGTTGCTGCAAACGGTCGTGTTACTGCAATTTCTACTGCATCCATCTCAACATCATTTAATATTTCTGATGGTACAACAAGTAATACTATCAATGGTGGTGCAACATTCTATCATACAGGTACAAAAGGTATTACAACTACTGTTTCTGCAAACACCATTACAATTGGTACAGATTCAACGATTCTTCGTTCAAATACATCAGGTGCTCAACAGGTTATTTCTACCGACTTGACTGTTGCTGGTAACTTAATTGTAGCTGGTACACAAACATATGTAAACTCTCAAACAGTTCAATCAAACGATTCGTTAATTAAACTTGCTGCAAATAATACAACAGGTGACGTAGTTGATATTGGTTTCTACGGAGCATCCAATACAGGTTCTTCTGTTGCTTATCACGGTTTGATTCGTGAAGGTTCTGGCGGTACCAATGCAGGTAAATATTTCCTGTTTAACAATCTTGCAACTGATCCAACCGGTAACACAGTAAACTATGCTGGATTAAACAAAGCAGATTTATATGCTGGTCAATTTAACGGTACATCATTAGTAATTTCTGGTACATCTACATTAACTGGTCAGGCCAATACTGGTGCTGACTTGGGTGTTGGTGGTAATCTTTATGCTGCACAAAAATTGGTTGTTACTGGTACTACAACATTAACCGGCCAAGCAAATACAACCAATGATTTTGGTGTTGGTGGTAATTCATATGTAACAGGTAATGAAAGAGTTGGTGGCACATTAAACGTAACTGGTGCAGCAACATTAGTTGCTTCTTCTAATACTACAAACGATTTGGGTATTGGTGGCAACTTATATGTTACTGGTACTCTTGCTGCTGCAAATACAACATTAGGTAATATATCTGCTTACTCTGCAACAGTAACAAATGGTTTCTATTCAAAAGGTCAATGGCAAGGCGGTTACACAGATGGCATCGTTGTTGATTATGTAACAGGCAATGGTCGTGTAAGTGTTGGACCTGCTGATTCATTATCATTCTATAACGGTGGTCCTGGTACAACTGCAAACTTTGTAATCTCTGCTGCTGGTCCAATCACAACTGGTACTTGGCAAGCGACAACAAT